GTCGGTCAAGCCTTCTCAAGGTTCGGAATTGAACTCCCAGAATACGCATTCCCAAATCTCAGGGACGTCCGAACGATTGAACGTGGTGTCAGTCAGTACTACGCAGCCGGAGAAAGACGGTCAGATGTTGAAGGACATCGGAACGGCCGTCTTGGCTGTGATGGCCAGTCAAAAGACTGGCTCCTCAAGCAATTGAGGAAGAAATTCGGAAGATATGTACAGGGCCACAAAGTAGGCCGACATGTAAATATTTCTATGGTTTCAAAAACCTCTTTTCCAGGATTTTCATACAATACCCAGTATGAAAAATTCGAGGACTTCGTTGCCCTCGACCAAAAACATTACTATGAGTTACTTTTGTACATAGCCAATGGTGGAAGGGATTATGTGCCCTTTAACGTTTTTATTAAAGATGAACCTACCAAAATCAGCAAGCTGGTAACCTTTGATGCGAGGAACATAACCGCTCCGACTGCAGCCGAAAGGATGCTTCAAGTTGCCATTTTCAGCGATTTTAATAATCGTGTTAAGGATTCCGCTCCGTTTACGGAGATTCAGTGTGAATTCAATAAATGGAATGGCGGTTTTGCTAAATTATATACTCGCGCTAGGCGAAAGCTTGGTGGGCGCTTCTTTTATTACGACAATCGTGATTATCCCAAATATGATCGCAGTCTACCAAATGAAATTCGAGATGTTGTGTTCGAATTCTTCAAGGAAACAGCCGCACCTATTGGCGGTTTCTGGATGCAAGCGATGGAATTTTGCTATTCTCGGCAAAAGGAGTCAAATCTTATGGACATGGCTGGTCATGTCTGGTCGAAAGAGAATGGGATGGCTTCCGGTGATTTTTGCACTTCGGTGTGGAATTCGCTTGTTCACTTTTGTCTTCGCCTTTTAGAATTTCGGGAGCAATATCCCGAGATTGCCGAAGACTGGGAAGAATTTCTGCAGTTTTATGTCGCTGGCGACGACTATCAAGGCATTTCCATTGTGCCACCACCATCTGATCAATTTATGGCGGAGTTTTATGGACGTTTCGGGATGCTTACAGATCCTGACAAAAGAAACGTATCAACCGAATTGGAAGGTCAGAAATTCCTAGGTTGTCGACTCGTGTTCGTCGGTGGTGCTGCACAATTTACCCTCGAACCGAAACGTGCACTCGCCAATCTTCTGTACTGTACCAAGGATGACGACGAAATGGCGCAAGTCATAGACGCGCTCTTAGCTGAGTGTTGGCATGACAATAAGATTCGCAATATGCTATTATTCCTTCGCGGTGAAACTTATCCGCAGTTCTACGAATGGAGAACTCTTTGGGATATAAGAATGATGCATATGTTCGTTGAGTCGGCCCGGTCAGCCGGTTATCCTGGGCAGAACAGAGATGGCGAAAAAGGCAGGAAAGAAGAAGGCTGCGTTTATCGGTCCGAAAAACCAAAAGCAGCAGAAGAAGGCAAATTTGAAAAATGCGAGGAAGAACAACCCTCGTACTGCCGCGAGAGCGGCTGCCCATTCTGCTAAAACGCA